TATTGGAAGTGTTCTATTAATTGGTACAAGAATAGGTGGAGGTTCCAAATTACGAATAACTGGAACATCCACCCTTGGTGTTTGTATATTATTTGATCTTATATCAGGAATTTCTGGTACGTTTGGCATCTAATTCAGCAAAGTTTTTCTTCTTTGTTCCTCCCGAGTATTCCCAAGCATAACCTTCAACAATCATTTGATCATTCAATGATTTTTCTTGGTCGTTAATAAATAGATGACCAATGATTCTACCATACTTCTCTGTGCTATCGGGGAGTTCAGTTTTGATTAAAATGTTCTTAGCATTTTCTACTTTATGCTTCAACCACTCTTTTGATTCGAGTCCATATTTTTTTTCGTTTGCGTCTGCTGTGCGACTCTCTGGAGTATCAATAGCAGCAAGACGTATTCGCTTACTGAGAGAGATATCAAAACCAAGGTCAATGTCAGCATCGATTGTGTCCCCGTCAACTACTTTTGTAATTTGTTTAATACGATAGATGTATGGATCTCTTAATGACATCAGAATGGGAGTTTAAACTTCCCAGTATTTAGTTTAGGAATAGGTAATTTTTCAAATGCCTTATTAACTTGTTTCTCTACAACAGCACCAACAAATTCTTCTGGATTGTTGAGAATTGCTTCTGCTTTCTTGTAAGTCACATAAGCACCTACACAAAGAGCACCACTCAGAACTAAACTTAGTGTTGAAAAAACTACTGCAATGTTTTTCATTTTAGTAACTTCTCAATTGCGTTGTAATAATAGACAGCATTATGATCTTCTACGCCATCAAATCTCTTATCATCAGCATCTTCTAAATGAATCTCTGGATGAGTATGAACATATCCAGTCAAGAAAGGTGGAGTTTTGGGAACAACATCATCACCGTGAACAAAACGAAGATGCTCTACATTCTTCAGTCTTTCTCTCAAACCTCTACCACCTGGACGAGGAGAACCAATTGTGACGATTGCTAGGTCTGGTGCAGACTTAATCATAAGGTCAGCAACAACAGTCGCAGTAGCACCACCAAGAGAATGTCCTGAAAGAATTAGTTTTCTACCTTTCTCTAATGACTCATAGTTCAGAACCAACTCAGTAATGGTTCTGGTTGCATTATCCTTAAAACCTCTGTGAGTATCTTCACTACGGAATAAGAATCTTAGATTAGTTGCCCAGTCCGATGTCTCATTAGTTCCTTCAATAGAAAGAATACAATAACCAGGAATACTTTTATCTACGATGAAGTCATTCTTATCTGCATAAACTGCGACACAGTTCTTAACTGCTTTTAGAATTACTTCCTTCGGTAATGTTGTGTTCATCTTTAGTTTCCAAATATGCCATCCTTAGTATATAGTAAATGCAATAACAAGTAAAAATTAAACCAGAACCAAGAATTGTGCAAACTCCCCAAGGAAAATCATTCATTCCACCCCTCCTCTTTGTGTATCCATACTTTTAAATCTTTAACGTATTTTCTTAATATCTGTGATTGTTCCTCATGCCAAAAATCACCCGTCTCCAAATGAAGACGGGTGTGATTATCTATGGCTTTAAGTATTTGGTGTATTGGTTTGTTCCAACACTCACGATTGGGAGTGTCCCACTCTCTTGCCATAATACCTCATTTTTTCTTTCCACCATTCTTTGCTTTCTTTGCTGTAGCATTCCCCTGATTCTGTTTAGAACCATTGGAACCTTTCTTACCTTTGTTTGATGACTTTGCCATTATGCCCCTGTACGGGGTTGAACAAAACCTTCACCTTCTTCCGCTTTAGTTTCGAGAGCTTCAACTCTTTCCACTAAAGTTACTGGAGTTTCGTCTACAGGTGGTTCTGGAGGTGCTTCTACAAACTCCTCTCTTTTTGGTTCTCCTTTCTTTTCATCTTCCTCATCACCACCTTTCTTCATTGTATTGATACCAAAAGTGGCAGCAGATGCAGTGAAGACTGTTGCAATAAATGTTGGATCCATCTTAGAAAGAGTACCAGCATAACTTGCGGTAAGAAGAGCCGCAGACCAACCCAAGATACATATACGAATTAATTGTCCCATAGCATTTTCGTTTTTCTTATTAGTCATCAGTCCTTGTGATGATGTCTTTTATATTTAGGATTTAGAACCAATATTTGATGTTAATAGGAGGAAAATCGTCAGGATTAAACAACTTAATAAACATTCTCCTCCCATTTAACGGATTTATCATTCTAAAAGGAATGATACCATTCATCAGAATCTAAACTTAACCTTAGCAGAACCAGAAGCATTATAAACAGTACCATCAGTATCATAGTTACCTTCAATGAAAATCATTTCATTATAATTGATTGATGCTGATGCGCTCACTACATTATCTGTAGCATAAGATCCATCAACACTCACACCAAACTTACCAAATTTATGTTCTAGTTTTAAACCAACTTCGCCAGTATGATTAGTTTGATTTAATGCATCAACAGTTCTTGCAGATTGAATAGATCCAATTTCAGTATAACCATCTCTACGAAGTTGACCAACTGTATACCCAACATATGGTGCAACACCAGTTGTTGGATGAACATACAATCTATTATGCAACCACCACTCATTACCTTTTGGTTCACTTTGGTTGTAGAATACATACTCAACTGTTCTACCAACCTTATATGTATTTTTAGCATATCCAAAGTTAGTATTCAATGTAGTCCACTTGGAATACAATGCATTAAAGACACCAATATGGTCTTTCTTTTGAGAAGAGATGCTATCAGTTCCAAGTAAATCAATATTTACTTTATTGTATTGAGCACCAACAGTCCAGGTTGGTTTAATATCAACTTCAAATCCACCACCAAATGTGGTACTTGTTGCTGTATATCCATCAGCATAAGAATAGATGTAATGGTTGTTTGAGAATACTCTGAACTTCTCTTTGGTCTGTGATGGTTCGTGATCTAAAAATCCATTGATACTATTATTAACTTTATCGAGAGTATCATATTGGTCAATACGTCCATAGAAATCAGCATAATTGTGAGAAGTAGCAACAACATCTGCTGATGAAGTAGTTACAACTGCAGTTCCATTTGACACAACAGTTGAATTATCACTATAAGTATCAGTTGTAACTGGTGTTGTAGTTGTGGTTGTTACATAAGTTGTTGTAACATTAGTTGTGGCATGGAAATTAATTCTTTGTTTTCCACCATTTTCTGTCGGTGTACGTTCAATAGTTGTCTGAGTTACAGGAGCAAGAGAAGCAGTGGATGCAGATACATTATTAACAATACTGGAACTGACTAGAGTTGGTGGTGGAGGTGTTCCCCCAGTTTCATAAATGTCTAGAACACCATTCTGGTTAGCATCACCAGAAAGTGCTGCTGCTGAAAGACTCACGGTGCTGGAAAGAATCACACTATCCATAGGCATCCAGTTGACTGTTGGAGACCCAGCAGCATTATAAGTAAACTGATAATCGCCAGCAGAAAGTCCAGTAAAGGTTACACCCTGCCAAGAATATGAAGTTTGAACGTTAGGATCATAAGGAACCAACGCAGTTCCATTAGAAGTAAAGTAGTTTGTTCCAGGAATTAACCCATCTGGCATCGTCTGCTGAATTAAAGTCCAGTTAACCGTTGATGGAGAAAAATTAGTTCCATTGATACCTTGTAGAGTTAAAGTACCTTCGTTGAAAGTAGTTCCAGGATGCCAGTTACCATACCAGAAAGTAACTGCTCCGTTCCCACCACCAACATATCCAATAGAGTTGGTGTGAGATAATACTGCTGTTGGTGCCCCCATTAAAAGAGCAGACGCTACAGCAAGCGCCCTCGTAGCGTAAGACATAAAAATTCCGTGATTTGATGTGTACTAGCGAAAACAAAAGTATTGTTTAAGATGAAGTATTCACCAAATCACGGAATCGTGAATTGGACTATGTAGATTCAGACCAGTTAAGATCAGTGAATCAGTAATGATTGTTACTATTTATTATCCCTTCTTCCAGGAATCACCTTCTGCTTTTCTTCTACGAGCAAGTCCTGCTTCTACATTAGATCCAGGATTTCTGTATAAGTAAAGCGCATCGGGAACTTTGTCCCATTCTTTATTCTTCAGTGTGCGTGTAATGGTATTGAAGTTATCACCACCATAAAAACCAGCACCAAGATTGTAAGCAAAAGAAAGAAGTGCTCCTCTTTTACCATCGGACATTTCATTCCAGTGTGGAATTTTGCGAAGTGACGGAAGAAACTGGTTCTTACATTGAGTAATCAACAGTTCATCTGCTTCCTGTTGAGTGATAGTATCTCCCATATGGAATGGCGATCCATCCTTCTTACGAGTGGTTCCCCAACCAATAGTGATTGGAAGTCCACCAGATAAAGGATCTGGATATGCTTTGAGATGACAACCTTCAAACTCTTTAATGAGTTTTAAACCAGTCATAGGCATATCATCACCACTAGTTACAGGAGCTGCAGCGGCAGGAGCAGATGCTGGTGCAGCACTAGTCTTTTTTCCCCTATAAATCTCTGCCCAATCTACAGTATCATCAAGATACTTAACTGGGAGGTTATCTTCTAACCACTGAACTGCTTTGATGTGATTAGGGTTCTTCTCGTCATAAAACTTAAAGAAGTTGTGTAAATCGATTCTTGCCATTAGTTTTCTCCTTATGAATCAATCGAAAATGCGACCCCAACCATCGCTGCCACCTGGGCACCAACGATGCTTAAGAACTGCTTTGGTATAAACGGTCTTCTTACCGTTTGTTACTGGTCCAGTATAGTTGTCGTTCAACGAACCATAAGGATCATTGACATAGTATCCTTTACCGTCTGGTGTCTTACCGATGACTACACACATGTGCCCACCAGTAGGTGCAGAAAGAGAACCCCTGTGAAGGATACCAATAACAACAGGTTTCCCAGCATCGAGACTTTTATCAATATCAGAGAAAGAAAGATTGTAACTAAAGTGTGACTTAACACCATAACCTTGCAGAACCTTGGTCTGAACTGCGTGGTCAGTTGTGTCACCGATAGCAAATACTTTCGTAACATACTCATCATCACCTTTGATGCTTCCTGGCTTGAGGAACGCAAGGCACATAGCACACGAAGAAGAGTTGCAAGTTCTATGTGCATCCCTGTAGTTGTCTACTTGATTAAAATATGGAACTGCCAATACTGCTGGAGTTGGGGGTTTTGTTCTAAACATCCCAATCCATTCAGTTTCAGAATCATCCAGGAATTCAGCAGGAAGGTTATCCTCTAACCATTGAACTGCTGCTACGTGGTCTGAATTCTTATCATCATAAAACTTGAAAAAGTTATGAAGATCTAGAGTCATTTTCTTCTCCTATAAATTCTAATGAAAAAATATCATGATCAGGAATATCTGGATTCAACCATTCACTAAACTCTGATTGAATTGCATGAGCATCTTCATAGTCCTTTTGTTCACAGAGAGAATGAATACGATCAACTGCCCAATCATGTGATGTCCGAAGGGTCTGTTCCAAGGTAACCATCAAAATAATCCTTCCTAAAGTATCTGGAGAGTATGTTACTATTGTAGTACGCAGGAACCCCAGAGTCAAGTGCTTCGGTCAGTACATTATTTAGGAAAAGTTGCCGTGTTTCTTCAAAATTACATTTGCCCTTGGTCTTATGTAAGGATATTATTTTTCTTTCAAAACATTCTTTACCATACTTCTTAACGTCTTCTTTAAGTTCTGGACAAGAACCATAGTATTTTTTCCAATCAGATTCTTGCTTAGACTTCCGTTTCTTACCAGGAGGAGTTCTGAACGACCAAAAGTACTTGCGTCCTATGTAACTTCTACCGGTGATCTTAGAGTGAATATGATAAACAAAACCGAAATACTCTTGAATGTGGGAAGTCTCAAATACTTCACCCTCGTACATCCAAGGATTTTCATAGCTCATATAAAGTAATCTTATGAGCTACTATTTATCTTTAACGGGAACAAACCTATTCTAATGATATTTTGTATTTTTGTCAAGGCATTGATAAATACTCATAAAGAGATGTACTACAAATGTCGGTATATGTAAAAAATCTTGTTATTGATACCAGTTCTGATTTTTCTGAAGAGCTTGATCTAATCCAGACTGGTGGAGGTTCTGTGAATCTAACTGGATTTAGTGCAGCTGCTCAAATGAGAAAAACTCCAGAGAGTTCAAGTTATGTTGGATTTGGAATATCATTTATTGATCGCCCAAATGGAAAATTAGTAATATCATTAGGCAGTACGATAAATTCTACACTTAAAGGTGGAAGATACGTATATGATTTACTACTAATTCGTCCCAATTCAAGTAAAACAATCGCAGTAGAAGGAACTGTTTTAGTGAGAGTTGGTATCTCTACAGGATGCTTCT